GCTTTAAGATTCCACATTCGACACACCTCCCAGAATGTGTTTAATGTAGTTTTTTTCAAATTATCGAGTTTAGATCTACCGATTAAATATCTTGTTTGTGGATACCTTATGCATAATATCAAGATCCAAGACACACCCAAAAATGTTTTGCCTCCTCCTGCTCCTCCGCCGTATAACAAATCGTTTGTGTTTCTGTCAAATAAATATTTTATAGCTCTACTTTGTGTTTCTGTATATGTCGGATTAATAATCGACTCCATCAATGTTGATATTAATTTTAACAGGCTCGTCTCCGCTTGTCACATCGAGTTCTGACTTTTCTACGTAACCTCTTTTCTTACCCTTTGTTTTCAAATAAAAGATTGTCGCTGAGGTGTTTCCCTTTTCTATTTGATTGTGTAATTGACTTTCTGCAAAGTCTAAAGCTATGTTTTCTATGTCTTTAACTTTCTTTTCAAAGTCTTTGTCTTCTTTTATCCATTTGTAAAATGTAGATCTAGGCAGTCCTAATTTTTTACATGCTATTGTTACGACCCCTAAACTAGCTTCTAAAGCCTTAATAACAGACTCCTTTTTTATGTGCCCACTTTTGCTCATTAATTTATATTTTGATTGCTTTTTTTCCTGTAAAATATTCCCATCTATTTATTATTCTGTCACACTGTAACTCGTCTTGTTCTATTCCATAACAAACTCTATTGTTTTTTTCACACGCTATTAATGTAGATCCTGATCCCATAAATAAGTCTAACACTATATTGTTTTCTAATGAATAGTGATTAATAAAGTTTTCTACAAATTCAACAGGTTTTTGGTGTTTATGAAATATGTCTTCATTTGTTATAGTTCCTCTGTATTTCATTTTGATAATACTGCTAAAACCATCGAACATGTTTTGGTGTTTAATTGCGTTTCCTTTTTTCTCGTGACTTATTATAATGTGATTCAAATAAGGATCGTTTCCACGTGGCGATGAGAATGTAAAGTCTGCAACAAAAAACCTTTGAAACTCTAATTGTGACAATCTTAAATAGTCTACTATTCCTTTGTCGTCGTGCATAACAAATATGTGTGAGTCTTCTGTGTGTTTATCTATAGTTATAAAATAATCTTGATTAACTATGTCGTAAGGCGGATCTGTAAACACTAAGTCCGCTTTGTTTTTATTCATTAATTTGTCTACGTCGTTTTCGTTTGTTGAGTCTCCGCACAATAAAATATGTTTATCTAATTTATATATGTCTCCTGTCTTTACTTTACTTTCTTTTGTTTCTGGAATTTCGTCTTCGTCTATTAACGACTCTTGTATGTCGTCTTCATTTTGCCAGACGTCAAGTCCCCAGTTTTCCAAGTCTTTTGTGCTCCATTGATTGCTGAGTATATCCCACTCCCACTCTCCAAAGCCTACGTTGTCTTTTATTATAAATTCTTTTTTTTGTTCTTCTGTAAGTCCTTTTGCTATTTTTATAGTGACTTCTTTTAATCCCGCTTCTACGCAAGCTCTATAACGCATATTGCCTCCTAATATTATTAAGTCTTCGTCAACCACTATTGGACGCAGTTTTAACATTTGAGGAAAGTCTTTTATCGATTTAACAAGTTTTTTGAACTTGTCGTCTTTAATTATTCTAGGATTACTTTCGTTAGTTTTTAATTTGTTTATTTCAATATTCATACTATATAATAGAATTTAGTCTTTTGTATTTTCTAAAAAGTTTCCGTCTAACAAATTCTTTTTTGCTTTAGACCATCTTTTGTCTGAGTCATAAAACATTGAACTGTGATTAGTGTCCGACGAGTCTCTTTTTATTTTAGGCAATCCTTTATACTCTTCTGTCCTAACTTGACTCATATACTGTTCGCAACAAATTGCTTTCTTACATACTAATTTTTTGTCTTCAAATACTAATTGGACTTTGTGTAAGTCTAACTCGTTGTCGCATATTTTGCATATAAATTTCACGACCTTTTTTTTGTTTTATACAATGTGTAACTTATTAACATTAATAATAGTGTAATAGTAAATAAGTTAGGATGTGTTTCTCCACAAAATCCTAACAAGTGTTTTAGTGTTTCGTTCATTTTTTATGTTTTTATATTTCGTGATCTGTTTTTTTACTTTGTAAATATTGTCTCTCTTTTGGATCTGATATATACTTAAACCCAAACTGCATCTCGTATCCTATATCCTGAGTTATAATTTTAGGAATAGTCATAACTTTTTTGTCTAAGTCTGTGTCGTCGTAGTCTCCGAAAATACTTATATATTTAGTCTTTCGCTTTCTACCTGCGTTTTTCCAGTTGTTTTTCTGCATAGTTTTCTAGTTCAAATTCTAAGTGAGCTATTGCCTTTTTAATACACTCTGTCGGCTCATCGTGTTTTCGATAAGCTCGTAAAATGTAAGTCGTCGCTGTTGCAAGGTGGTATGTTAAGTCAAAATTGTCACACACTTTTCTCGCTTGATAATTGTTTCTCCCTTTGTAATACTCAGGAACTCGCTCATCTTTTCTGTAAGGATCTATGTTACGATCTGTCTCGTAATAATGTTTGTTATGTTTCATTTATTATTTTTTCTATTCCGTCTTTAACTTGTCTTAAACAAGAGCTGCAATTAGTTGTTGGACGAAAACCTGTTCCATATATAACATTGTGCAACTCTACAGCTCTTTTTTTTGTTTCTATGTCTTTTGCTGTTCCTGTTTTTATGTCCTCCCAAATGTCCTTTGCTTCTTTAACAAAGCGTTTAGGAATTTTATCTAATTTTTTAACTTCATTTGTTTTAGTCCATTTTTTCTCAGGACAGTATTGACTGCCAATACTGGCTTTAATTTTCATAAAACATCCGCAACGTTTACAGTTTCCAGTAGGTTTGAAATAATAATTACAAGATCTGCAAATGTCTAATCGCTCTTTATATATTTTTTTATCGACAAAAAAACTACTCATTTGTTAACTTTTCTTTTAGTGTTTTTCTTACATTGTCTATTGTTGTAAAAAGACTGTTTCTACTTATTCCTGTTTTCTTTGCTAAAGTGTCTAATGTTTCTTTGTTTTCTACATTGTAATATAGTTTGTATATTTCTCTGTCATACCAGTATAACTGATCTAACTCTTTGTCTATTAATTCAAAATATACCCAAGTGTTGTTAGATGTTTCGTATTTTAAGTCTGTCATTTTTATTAACTCTTCCTCGTCTTTTGTAGAGTGTAACTTGTAATATTTTTTGTAGGTGTAATAATATTCTGATCTAGGACTTGTAAACATACGTCTAATCGCTACAGCTCCGTATTTTATTAATCCGTCTTCGCCGTCTTTTTTGTATATATCTTTAAGTGTTTCTGGATTGCATTGTAAAAAATATAACATTAATATTTGCACAGCGTCTTCAATTTCGTGTTGTTGTTTGCAATACTGACCGGCAATTCCTTTGAATCTTTGTTTAAGATTGCCTACTATAATATATATTTTTTTAATATCAATCATTTAATATTTGTATTTCTTGCAAATCTTGTATAACTTTTAACGAATAGTTAAACAATAACTGCCTGTGGACTCTAACAGACGACGCATTGTCTTTGTTTTCTAAGCCACAAAAAAACCCGCTAACCATTGTCGAAAAGTTAACGGGAATTATCATTAAAAAATCGTGTAAATTGCCCTCGTGTTTACCCTCACTATAGGCGTTATGATATTCTATTATAATATTTGATATATCGAGAAAATCGTTGTATTTGCTTTGTGTCGTTAACTCGTTGACAGACTCGTGTATTGAGTCTAAGTAAGATTGTATAATGACTTCATGTTGCTTACTAATGTAAATCGGTCTCATGTTGACACAATTTTACTAAAAAAAATATTCCGTAAGCTAAATAATTAAAAAAGTTATTCACATTTTGTTTTTAATTTCTTTACTTTGTCTTTGTAGTGTTCTATTTTTTCTATATATTCGTGTCTCATTATTTTAACTGTTGTCCTAGCAAGTCTCTCTAGTTTTTCTGCTGTTCCGTCTCCTATTCGTAAGTCTAATAATTTCGAGAAAGCATACTGTTCTCCGGCGTTGAAAATATTACAACGTTTACACTGGACTTGCACGTTTTCCTCACACCACCTTGTAGCTAAAAATTTTCGTGATTGAAAATGTCCTGCGTCCATACGTTTATAGTGATCTTTTTTGTTACAAGTGTAACACTCTGACACACAGTCTATTGCGTGTCTTAATCTAATGTATAAAGAAAACCATTTGTCTAACTCTTTTTTTAATTTAGAGACAGACTTGTCTTTTCTTACCATGTTTTAAGATCTATTTGTAACTGTGTGACTTCTATTTTTTTTTCTTCTTTTGTTTTTTCTACAGGTTTTTGAAACTCTTTAACCCCTACTATGTTAAAATTTGAGTCTGCGTCTATAAGTCCTTTTCTTTTTAATTTAAGATTAGATAAAACCATACCCGACTTTAATACGTTTTTCCATTTAATAAAGTTTCGCATGTTTTGATATATACAAGATCGAAGACTTTTGCCTTGATCGTCTTTGAAAAACACATAATAGAACGTGTCTCCGTATTTAGATTGTTGTGTTTTGTAACTTGTTATTTGTGCTGTCATTGTTTTTGTTTTTAGTTATTTTATTCGTTTGTTTATATCGTCGTCAATTTGTGAGTTTGCGTAAATTCCTACTGCTATTCCTAATATAAATATTGTTATACATATTACTGCCTCCATTATTTTAATAATTTTATTTTATTACTTATAGATGTTAATCCAGTTCCGTTTCGACTTCTATATGACAGTCTCTTGTCTCTTCGTTCCGGCTCTTTTGATTCGTTACTCCATTTTAAGTTTCTGTGATCTGTTAGCCAAGTGTAATAAGTCGGAACGTTTAACACTATTATTTCTGTTTTGTTTTTTTGTTTTCTTATTCCATTATGGAACGAAAGCTCCACGTCTCTAATATCTAAATTTTCAAAGTCGTTAATTAAATCATTTTTAAGACTATTAGAAAATATTTCTAACCAGTTAGCGTCTTTGTTTTGATTCAACTCTATAAGCGTTTTAGTTAATATCATAGTGCAAAACTGTAACAAATCTTGTTCTTTTATTTCTTTTATTTTCAAAATAATTTTGTTTGATTAATATAAGGTTTTATTCTTTTGTTTGCAATGTTAACATATTTTTCTGAAATTTCTGATCCTATATATTTTCTGTCTAACTGTATTGCTGCAACTGCTGTTGTTCCAGATCCCATAAAAGGGTCGTAAATTATGTCTCCTTTTTTACTAAAATAATTTATAAAATATTTAGGAAGCCACTCTCCGAAAGCATAACCATGTCCTCCGTTTTCTTTGCCATTATTTACAGGTTTAATAATGTAATTTTTTATCATATTGTCACCGAAATTATTATAGTCAAATTTTCTACCTGTGTTGTCGTTTTTAGACAGACAGAATATATATTCGTAACCATTACAAACAACACCTCTTCCTGTTGGATTTGGATTGTTTTTAATCCATATAAACGTCTCTTTTAACTGATCTTTATATTGACTCATAATGTGACCTGCTATTCCTTTACAACCCGCATACTCTCCTATATTCCAAAACACATAATGTTTTGTTACTCTTAGACACTCGTCAATCCAAATTTTAGTTTGTTTGAAATAGTCTTCTATATTTAGATCGTCTTTGTAATTGTCGTAATTTAAGTCTGGATTGTTTGTGTTAGCTCTGCCGTTTCCTAAATTATAGGGAGGACTCGTTACTATAATGTCTATAAAGTCGTCTTGCATTTTAGACATTGTTACTAAGTTGCTTTCGTTATGAATTATGTTTACCATAAAAAACGCTCTCCTAGTATACTTATAACGTAACCTATAGTCATAAAAAGAATAAGTGACACTACAATACTTATATTGTTTTCTCGTCTTCTTTGTTTGTTATACTCTTCTAAATTCATTTTATTTTGTTTAATACATGTTGCATGATTTCGACTTGTTGACTTACTCCTTTTGTTTCTTTGTTCCACAACTTACTGTTTTTAACCCAACGAGCTAGTCGACGTTTAACGTCAAAAGTTTTTTGCATTTCAAATTTCATTTTTTTGCCACTACTGTTTGTTTCTGTCCAATAGTCTACAAATTCTTGACACAATTCTGAGCTTAAATTACTGTTAAACACTTGCTCTTCAAATTTTTTAAGTCTTATAGATATATCTTTATTTGTTATTTTTATTTCTTTATTATTATTTGTTTTAAGTTTTTTAACATCTAGTTTTGTGTTTTTTTCAATTCTAGTTTTTAAGAAATTAACAATCTTGTTTTCCATAATCTTAAAATGTAAAGTAGCAGGAACGCCTCTAAGATCTGTTTTTATAAAACCCTCTTTGATTAAATTTTTAATTGCAACTGATTGTTTGTGTCTGCTCAATGTAGTGTCTTGTTCTATGTTTTTAGATGTATTATAAAACCATCCATCGTCTAACATTTTGTTTTCTATAAAATACTGTTCTTTACTTATTAGATCGGAGAGTAGGATTGCCTCTTTTAGTCCTACTCTCTTAGCTAACCTCTTATTAACTATTAAAAACGATGTGCTACTTAATAAACTTTTCATCTATTGTTAAGTTGATCGATTCAAACTTATAATTTTGTAAAGCAATTCTAATAATTTCCATATTAGATCCGACGTTTTTTAAGTCTGTATTTATGCAAGTTGTAAACTTACCTGTGTTAACATCTATAAAAGTGTTAGGATCGTTGCTAAATATAACACCTGCATTTATAAGGTGTGATCTTAACTCTTGAACGTCACTAAACTGTGTTTTGCTGTCGCTTAAGTCTTGTTGTTTCTGTAATACTTTCTCAAATAACATCCTGTAGTCGTGCCACGTCTGCAATTGATTCTCGTGCACGCCTCTATATGCTAGTATTGTAGTTCTGTGTTTCCCTAAAACATAAGCAATAGTGTCTGGATGTATTCTATTATGTATTCTCGCAACGTTTGAAACGACCATTCTAGGCATTACAAACTTTTGTTCTTGTGATTTGACTGTGTATAATAGATCTTTTGTTAACGATCCTTTTGCTAGACCTCTTATAGCACAAACTAATTGACAAAGATCTTTAACAATTTGTTTGTCTGTCATATTAATTTGTTTCATATTAAAAAGGCAAATCGTTATTAGACTCTTTTGTTGTAGGATGCTGTCCAGAATAGCAATATTGAGCTATAATTTCTGCGTCTCTTATTAACTCTTCTATTGTGCAATCTTTATTGCAAAACTCTACAGCTGTTCTAACACTACTCTGTCTTATAATTTGCATTTGAGTGTCATTATTGTTTGATGTCTGCTTTGCTTGTCCTGTAGATTGATTAAAATTCTTTTCAAAATGAGGCTTAATTTTAGGATAGTCTCCTGCGTAATATTGATAATCGACTACAGCACCTTGTTTGAATTTGTCTTGTGATTCTGATTTTGACATGTATTCTCCTGTGTCTCCGTTAGTCATTTCAATTTCGTATTTATACATCGTTCCAAATTTACCATCCCACGTTCCGTTTGACTGAACGCTTTTTACTGTTGACTTTTTTAATTCCATTTTTTTAATTTAATTGATTTATATATTTAGTTAATTGTTTTTTCATGTCTGGCAAATTACCCCCTATCCATTCTAAAAATTGATATGTTGTAAAAACTAGTGTAATATCTTTTTTGTTTCCGTCGTCATCAAAATATACACCGCCCATATAAACTTCGTTTTCTACGCATTGAAATGTTGTCATATCCCAAATATGTTTCCATTCCATTTGATCTTTTTTTGTCATTGTTTTATTTTTTAAGTTATACAATAAAAGGACCTTTGTCGTTATAAATTTCTTTATAATGTTTTAAGTTCTCTTTTCTTTCTTTCATTTTTTTATTATACTGATCTAAAGTTCCAAAACATGGATGCTCAAACCAGTAAGAACCTTTTTTAGGAACGTCGTAGTCATAGACTTCGTCAAGATAAAACTGTAAATTGTGTTTTTCCATATACTCGTCTGCCAGAACGTCGATTTCTTTTTTTGTTCCAACTATTCTAATGTGCGGCTGATAGTCTTCTAGATCTACAAACTGCATTCCTGTAGCTGCGTCAATTTTTGTGCAACCTCTTGATTCTTTTTTGAAATAATAGTCTTGTGCTTTCATATTTCTCCCATTTGTTTTTTAAGATTAAGCAACTTATTGTTAGAACTTTGCATTCTATATAAGTGTGTAAGCATGTGTCTTATGTCTTTTGCATGCTCTGCCTTTTCTTGTGCTAATAGATTCCACATGTTAGACCCTATATTGTCTCCATGTGTTTTTGCATTTACCTCTAGTTCATACCATTTTTTAGAAATATTCTCTGCAACTGATGCTGCTGCGTTTAATGTGTCGTAAACTAGATCGACGTCTATATGTTGCAATCCGTCGAAAGTTTCTTTAATTGACTCTTGTCTATCGATCATATTAGTATTACTGTTGTCAATATACTTTAGTCTCTTGATTTCTTCTTGATACTCGTTAAACTTTTCTTCTGTCATTGTTTTAATTTTATGATTAATAATGTCACAAAAGTAAAAAAAATTTATTAAATATTAAAATTTCTAACAGTTTTTTTGTAAAGTTATTAACAATGTGTTATTAACTACGATATTAACTAGATCATTTTAAGACTCTGTAACGACGTTAAATTGTTTTTGATGTGATTGTGTATATAATAAAAGATAGTCTCTTAAAACGTCTTATTTACAGTTCCATAAGTAAATTAATAGGCAGTGTTCCGTTGTTTTTTACGACCACACATCCAATAGCAGGTTTTTTTCCATACTTTGCATAGGACATCGCATAGCTTTCATGGTCTATGCCACATCCGGTCTGAGAGCCGAATATACGATAGTTCTGTCCTACGTAGTGTTCTGTGTAAGCTTGAGTATGTAAGTGTCCTTGCACTGTATTCATAAGGTCTGCTCGACACTTAGTTCTGGCAGTTCCTCCCTCTCCGTGTATATATTGCACTCCGTCTTGAACGTAACGTTCTACAAAATCCCAGTTAGGAACTTCTAAAACTTCTTTGTAAGACTTAATCCATTTTTTAGGAATAGCAGATGTTTGAGCTTTACGCATAACCATGCGATCATGGTTGCCAATTATAACTTTTGTTCCTTTTTGGTTAAAATGTTTATACCATTTTGCTATTCTACTTATAGCAATGTCTAACTCTACTTTACCTGTGTATTCTGCGTCTATAGATACCTCATGAAACGAGCTATAATGTGAGTCTATAAGGTCTCCAATAAATATAACTTGATTGCAATTGTGTGCGTTATACTGCTCGACACACCAGTCTCTGTAAGAATCGAGAGAAAACGGCTCGTGTATATCCCCAATGACAAGGACATTCCTAACCGCTTCCTCTCTTGATCTTTTTATTAACTGAATTTCATGCGGAGACAACCTGTAACGATTGTCTCTCATTTATTTTTTAATATCTGCTATTCCTTGTCCTATGATTAAGGTTAAAGCAGCGTAAAAAATTTCTGTAGCAGTGTCTTCTGACACTCCTAAATAAGTAACTATTGCAGGAACTACTATAGATCCTATTGCATACCAAAATTTCTTGCTAGCAAACATTTGCTTAATTAGCCAATCTTTCATTTTATTTATTTTTGATTAATATTCGTAAGTCCAAATTCTGTTGTTTGTTCTCTTTGGACAGTCGTCAACATGTATAAACGACTGACCTATTCCAAAACGTGTAAAACCCGCTAACATTAACGATCCAATAATTAGCCATCTTGCTTTTGAGTCTTTACAAGATATGTCGCAAGCGTGTCCTGTTTCATGTGGACTTGTAGTCTTAGACGTTTTGTAACCGCGTTTTCTCAGGTCTTCTTGATAATTTTTTGTGCGAAACCCAGATGTAATAACAAAAGGCGTCTGCGCTATTTCTCGTGCTTTTTGTAATTTCTCCATAAACGAGTCTTGCATATTCTCTCCAGATCCTTTTAAGTCTGGACTGTCAAACTCTGAGCTTTTGAAATTTTTATATTTATTCATTTTTTACAATTACACTGGTTAAAACAAACGTAACCTAGTGTTATAAAACTTATAAATTTACAGATAATTTTTTTCATTTTTTGTTGTTTCTACAATGTGTTCGCCACCTTGCGATTGTATATCCTATTGACAAAATTAATAATAAAACTTTGAGAATAAGCTCTAAATCTGCAAAAGTTGTTAACCCTATAACGCTAGCATTTACTGTTACTACCTCGCTTATGTCGTGTGTTACTTTTTTTAGTGGCACTTTTTATGTATGTTTTTAAGGCAACTTCGTTTTTTGCCTTTGGTTTATAATTGTTTTTTATCATGGTTTAAGATCTGGAGTTAGAAAGTCGTCTAATGTTATTTCGCCTGGACGTGTTTTTCCAACGCCCTCTAAGTTCATACCAGAGTAGAACGAGTCTCTGTCCGGATCTACGTCACTTCCAGAGTTGGTGTTATATTCTGGATAGTCACTTGTATTATGACTTATAAAATCAACGAGTCTATTCGTATAAAACTCTGCTGTGTTTCTAACCTCTTCGCGTAAACTGTTAGTTTCTTCTAAACTTATAGACTCTGTTGTTTCTGACGTCTTAACACCTATTCCATTGTTAGACACTCTTAGTCTCAAAAAAGGCAAACACTCGTAAAATCCCCAATGAACTAACGCGTCTTGTATATAATCGTCAACTAATGTTTGATATACTCCAGACAAAGATCCTGCTGTAATATCTGACTGTAATTTAACAAAAAGATCTGTTCCTAACTTAGTTTCGATATATTTCTTTTGCGCAATTTTCAAATATGGCAAAATGAAAGCCGGGTCTATTGCACCGCCTAAAGCCGAACTGTCTTTAATCTTGTTTTCACTTATGAATAAAACGTAATTTGCCATAATTAATTTACTCTCCGAATTTTACCATACTAGAGGACTGCGCTCTTCGCATAGCAGTTTTATATTTTTCTACTTTGCTTGAAACGTCTACTCCTAAAGCTTTTGCAGAACGTTCAAAATTTTTGATAGCAGTTTCCATTTTATCGACAAACGACTCTACTTCGCTTTTAACTTGTCTTCCTGCCGACGCTTCTTTGTCTGATATGTCTTTTGCTTTCTCGTATTTTTTATAAGCAGCGCTGTATTTTTTCCAAAGTTTCTCGCTGTTTTTTACAGCTACTTCTAATCTTTTTTCGTTTTCTTTTTTAACGCTTTGTATTTTATCAATTCCCGCGTCCGATATTTCTTTAGTTTTTTTCCACGCCTCGTCTAGATCGTCTTTTTTAATGTCTAAGTCAATCCATTTGTCATGTGCTTTTTTCATTTTAGCTTGTAGACTAGCTGCTTTACTAGCCATAGAATCCAAAGTTTTAACGTCTTGAAACTCAAATCGCTCAACCCTTTTTTCTAGACTGACATGTTTTTTATTTAAGTTCTCGTAAAATTTTTCTCTTGTTCTCATAGTGTTTTTTAATTTAATCGTCCATTGTTAGGCATGTTTTTAGGAGCCCTTGAAACCTCTGGAGCATTTGTTTCTGGATAAAAACCTCTTGCACGTGCCTCTGTTGTTGTTATTATTCTTGTTGCGTCTTCTATGTCTGTTCCTGTTCCTATTCCTAACTGATAAAAGTATATCTCACGGCGAAAGTAATGACCACAATTAACACCTCCTTTATACTTAAACACGTCGTATGTCAAAGACCCGTTAGGACCCATACCTTTATTATTGCCTCGACTCGTTTTAGACGGAACAAAATTAACTACCTCACTGCTCATTTTTTCTATGTCTTCTTTTCTGTATAATTTATTCGCACTTAACATCGCTTTACAAAAAGGTCTTGTGTTAGAACTTGAAATAGCTGTTGCGTATCTGTAGCGAACTTTGTAATAATTAAATTCTCTGTCTGTTCCCTCGTCTGTTGAGTCCATGTCTGGATTATCGTCTCCTGTGCTTATTGCAAATTCTACTTTGTGTAAGTCGTTTAATTCCTTTTCAAAATTAAAGTCTGTGTGCTCGTCTTCTACAATTTCATCGCTTAGTAATTGCCAGTCTTCGTTAGGATTGTCTTCGCCGTATGTCTTAATAAAATTTTCTAAATTTTTTTGACTCTCTAACTCTATAGCTGTTCCGTGATCCTCACAAGGCATGTAATATGTTTTGCCGTCCATAGTGTGTTCGTGATGTCCTGAGCATCCTATACGCTTTGCCTCCGCTTCTGCCTCTTCTATTGTGTCGAATAACGGTAGTTCCTCTCCGTCTGTTATCATACTCCCTACCTTAGAAAACTCGTCTTCTTCGACTTTCTCTGACGACTCTAGCGGAGACAATCCCAGTTCCTCGCGTATTTCGTCCTGTGTCATAACCGATTTAAGATCTTCTAAAGTAAATTTAGTCGTTATAGGTTTGTTTTGTATAAACTCAATCGGAACGTTAATTTTATTAATAGAAAAAATCTTCGTTAAACAATTTATAATTCTGTTTTGATATGGTTTGACAACTGTGTTAAGATATACTTCAAAAGCTGTGTTTAACTCGTCTACGTTTGATCCTAGTCCTGTCTCATTTTTTATTCCCATCAACATTGGACTTGTAACGCGATGTCCTGTGAGTATGTTTTGAACCAATAGTTCCTGTAAAGCCAAGTATTGTTTATCGGCGTTACTTACTGATATTGGAGTAATTTCTGGAACTCTGTCTTTTCCATCTGAGAACGTTAGAATTATTTTACCACTATTTGTCGATCCTGCAAACTTATTAACTAAACTACGTTCTATTTCTAGACGTTCCTCTCTTGTCGGTATTCCATTACTGAAATTTACAAAATAAGATCCTGAAAAACCATGTTTAATGTTGCTGAGGTGGAACTCCGCTACATGCTGATCGACGAGAGCCCAGTTGCACGCGGCGCTATAATCCGGCGTGTAATATATATCCATGCTAGGACTGTAGTCTCCGTCGTATATAATCTGACTAGGACTTGTTCTGTCGTTCATATTAAACGCAGGAATCGCAATAGGCTTGTGTTTTCTAATATTACTCCAGTCGCTACTAACATAGTAAGTGTCAATTTCTCCTAATTCGTTTGGCTTTCCCACTCTTATTTTTTCAACTGCAATATGATTAATAGACGCAATGGCAGTTCTAGCCTTGTTCCATATAACGTTGATAGCAAAACCTCCTTGTAATTTATAGTCAAAAGCTAATTTTCTAACTACGTCGTGTAAAGACTCTTTGCCGTTTACATTTTTTATAAAAGAGTTTAACTTAGCTGTTGACTCTGTGTCGTTGTTGTCTGGTATTATTATACCCTCTCCTGCGATCATGTCTCTTGTCGCATTAATTATTGCTGCGTGTGTCGAGCTGTTGTAATAAAGATCTATTAAAAATTGCGGATACAAATTAGGATAGTCTCCGTCGTTTGTTCCGTATTCGATCCAATTTTTGCCGGCTGTTTCTGTAATTGTTGGCGCTGTTTGTGTTGACAGATCTATGCTTAATATTTTCTCCATTATAATCCGTTTAAGTAGTTGTTTAAGTTAGTCCTATTTGAAGAACTTAGAGCTTGATTTGTTACAACTATTTCAACACATATCCCGTCAAAAGCCCCCATAACTCTGTCTAAGTTAAAATCTGGTGTTTTGTTTATTTCTGAGTCTTGTTGTGTTCCGTCCAGATACGCTCTACAGTCGTCGCTACTGTCTCTCTCAAATCCTAAGTTATAAAAAGTGCCTGTAGAAATTGTGCTACATGAATAATTCATAGCTGTGCCGCCTCCTATTTTTGCTCTTAATTGTGTTGACGTTTGCACTCTAAAAAAATCGTCATCTGCAGGACTGACTGCGTCTCT